ACTGTTGTGCCTGTCGTCATGGAACGGACACTTCATTGAGAACCACCCATGTCTTATCGGTACTCGGGCGCCGTAATGCTCTAAAATCACTGTAATATCAGGCTTTTCGGTCATTTAATCGAGCCACCGCCTTTTTTCGGTCATTTAGTCTAGCAACTGCTTCCGCCATACCGTTAGTCCCAGGAAATAAATCATCCATAATATCGCCACTTTGATAGTTTAACAGGTCTAGAACCCAATCATTAAAATAATTAGGTTTAGCACCGGGTAAACCTTTGCGTGAAGTAGTCACACCGCTAATCCAATCCCTGACCATTGGCTTGCGCTTATTGTCTTTTCTACCACCATAGAGCAATAAGGGTTCCCAGGCAAATTGAACTGTAGTTTGTCTAATTTGATGAAAAGTTTTTACCCAAGCGCAAACTCTTATTTCGTTACTGACTAATATCCAGTTCAAGTCTGCTGGATTACAACTCATAGCCCACCCGTCAGGGTATTCGTCCATTAACTTATGGATTAAATCTAAATGAGAATAATGATAATCCCAAATTTCGGCTTTTTCGTGAAATTCTCCATATCTTTTCTTGCCTTGCTTGAAGTAAGGTGGGTCAGCATATGCAAATTTCATTTCATAGCCTTTCGTAATAGTTCTACCCATACAGATACAGGCATAGTAGCATACCAATCAGCAGGGTTGCCTTTGCCCTTACGTTTATGAATTACTGCACCAGTCCATGCTTTAGCATTCTTTGTTTCTAATTCTAGTTCTGCTAACCATCCAGCCAAGTCCATCTTGGCGTGGTTCTTTATCTCAATACAGACACCATTGATACCAGAGATATCTCCTTTATCTAAAGTGGCTCCCGCAAGCCGTCTTTCTGCGTACGGGAACCACTCTTGTAGATATTTAACTACATCGCGCTCAGCCTGCGACCCTTTAATTTTGGACTTGCTTGACATTTAGTACCAACCATTCCTTTGCCAAAACTTCCACGCCTTGGTAGGCGTATCGTAACGGTGAATGATGTACTTAATCCCCATATTCACTTGGTATTCAATTGTAGAGTTCTTAGGCGTACCCAAGACTTGGGCAACACCATAAGCACTCGAGGTAGGGTTCTTGGCTTTCCAGTTCCAAGCAGATTCCTTACCCCATAACTTGGTAAGTGCGTCCCATTCCTGGTCAGCCTTCTTACCAAACACTTTATTTAGTTTTGCTTTTGCCATCATTTTTGCGTATGTTTTGTGGTCTATCATCATTGACCCCTGCAACGATACCGATGCTGGGGGTATTGACGGGCGTATGAGCCACGCACCCACAGCGTGGGGCATAGTTTCCACAGATATTACAATCGCTAACATTATTGATGCTGTTGATAGTTTCATGTTTACTCCTCAATGGGCGCGGTTGCCTGTGTTCCACAGTCAGCACACTCCATATCTAGAAAATACATCCCAATGGTATTGTCTTCTGCGAAGACTACCTTGAGATTCCATACGAAACTCCCACAGATGCATACCGTAGTTGGATTACCACGGATATCCATCGCCTTGTCATAACTCGGTTTGAGTTCTGAGATTGGTCTGGACATTAGGACCTATCTGGGATATCTGATACGTCCATAATTTCAGGGTTAAACTGAAGCCAATGAGCCGTACCCCCTGAAGGGTCTGCTTTGCCATATCGGTTCTTTACGGGCGCGACGGCTATATATCCTGGCGCGTCGGAACCTACCGTGCAAATCAGCGCAGGTAACTGTGCAACCATGCCTTGAAGGGCACTTCGTGGTTGACACGGATTACCTACATACGACTCCTTGGTGTGATGCAGTACGATAATTGCGGAGTTGGTATCTCTTGCAAGATACTTTAACTCCTTTATTGTAGAGCGCATACCCGCAAACTCTTCTCCCCCATCATTGGAGATATCCATAAGGTTATCTACAACGATAAGAGTTGGAGCACAGCCCCACAATTCTTCAAAAGCAAGAACCTCTTGGTCTACATCTGCCAGCGTTGGCGCTGAGTCAAATGACCAAAAGATATGCCCTGAAGAATCATTTATGATTTTCCTAGACTCATCAACCTTTTCAGCAAGCATCGCTTCTGCTTCGGTCTGAGTCTTGCCCGTAATCATGGATAGCAAGCGCATAGCCATGGTGTGAGCGTTTGTGTCTGCACTTACATATAGTGTCGGTACTTTAGTGTTCAGCGCTAACGCAAGAGCAAGTGTCGACTTACCAGCACCAGGGGTACCAGCAATCATCGACACTTCCGCTCTGCGAAAGATTATCTTGTTGTTGTCAAAAGTACGGAACACCGAAGGGAGAGGTTCACCACCGATGTCCGCGCTACCAACAGCACGGGCAAGGGTTCTCATTGGTTAGAACGTACTCCATTCAGGTTCATTCCTCTTAAGGAATGTTGGTTCGCATTGGTCAGGAGTTCCCTTTGGAGTTGGGCACATATAGCCTTTCCAAGGACCCTTGGGACTAGAACCGCTACGCTTGGTCATTGGACCATGCTTGCAACTACGACCCACAGGTGCAGTTGATGGAGTCGACACAGGTGACGCTCCTGGAATTGCTGCAGTCACATTAGAAACTGCTTGCTCAAAAGATGGTGCCCCCTCAAGAGAGGTAGCCATTGTCCCTAGTACTTTGTCTACACCTTCAGGTCCAAGCACATCGGTAAGATGTAACTTGAAGTCTGCGAATGTATCTGCTGCAATAACGAATATTCTACCGTCATTGAGTTTACTGCTGACTTGGAAGTTTGCTCCAGCCATTTTATTCGTATCCTTTCGACTTGTTTCCGTTCATCCATTTGCAAAATGATAACACACCGCATCGCCCACAAGAATTCATGTTAGGCAAGAATGTTTCTGTCTTACGCATTTTATCAAATCCTAGCAGGATATCCTCGACTCTGTCGGGTTGAAGGTGCTCTAGATTCCATAATGAAATGCTACCGGTACGTGCATCCCAAAAGCCAGCCTTATCTACAGAGACCCCTTCTTTAGATAAAGCCCACGCATAAACCGCTAATTGGAGCGGATGCCTTTGGGATGACGCACCAGTTTTGATATCGACGAGTACCCTATTCCCGTCGTAATCAGTCAGCACACGGTCAATGGCAAGTTTGACTGTAGTGCCCTCGATAGAAATCTTGTATTCTTTTTCGATAAAATCTTCATAGACTGACCAACCACGGTCAGGATTCATAAAGTCAATCCAGCGGTCAAGCATCCACATGCCTTCGCCATACCACCAAGACATGTCTTCACGACCACGAAACTCCCATGTATCCATAGGACCATAGGCTTCTTCGTCTATTTTGATTTGATTAAACCAAACATCATTCCACAACTCATCTGAATTGCTGGTCTTATTGAACAAGCCCTTATCAAAGCGTTCGGTTGCTTTATGAACAGCACTACCGCCAGTAAACCAAACGGCATGCTTTTCAGGTACTTCTTTGACTTTAGTTAAGTAATACTTCCAACCACACTCTAACCAAGTGTTGAAAGAAGAATACGATATATGTTTAGGTAATTCGCTCATGGGATAAGCGTATCACACTAGCAGTCTTCTTCCGCATTTGATTTCCTCCGTGTTGTCAATCGGTAATGATATCTCAATAACCTCACTACAGGTACGACATTCGTAATCATACGTCGGCACTTACGTGCCTCCTCTCAAAATATGCCTGAACCCCGATTCTAAGAAATGCCCCCCTTACCCCCCATAAAAATTTATGAGTGGCTCGGAGGTGCAGTTCAGGCTGTATGCCGTCACCCCATCATCTGAAGTTTCTGCCCCACGGTTACCCGCCCCGGAATCATAGCACATAAAAACAAAAAAGACCCCCCCAACCAAAAGTCAACGTATGTAAATTGACTTTGAGTTGAGGGGTTTTTAGACCTTGGGGGTATACCTGACTACCCTGGAGCCCTAAAAGTGTCTCAAATCGGTTTAAAACCCCGTTTAAAGGGGTATCCTAGAGACCTAGTTAGAACCTAGTCCGTACTCTTTTTCCGTCTTATCTGCCCATTTAGCCAAAGGAGCGGCTATTGAGCCGATGAGAATGGCGTATTCAGGGGCTAGGTCAGCAGCAAGTGCTAATCCCATAGTGATAGCCGAAGCAAGGACAGCGCGTAAGTAGGACTTAAACGCAGCCTTAAACTTAGGGCTCTTCAGTTTCTTGATTAGGTCTTTCATTTGGTACCTTTCGTTAGACCGGCAGGTTACTGCCATCGGTCTTACTCTACAGGTTTTTTTTTAGGCTTGCGGGTCAAAGAAGCCTTGACCTTATCCACCACTTTAGCCTTTTTATCTATGAACCAAAACCAGTCAGAAGTATCATTACGGTGACTAGACCGAATAGAACAATGGAGATGCTTATTGTGAGGGTTACTACCAGTATACTTTCGGTTACCTTCATCTCTTCTATCTCTAGACCAGATTCTTCCATTGAAGATGAGATAGTCGACTCTTTCATCCTCTTTAAACCTTTCAAAGAAATAGCCACAATCAACCCCGTTTTTAGGGTCGTGGGTAAGGTCTACTGCTAGACCGGTATTGTGGTCTGAGTTAGGACTCTGTTTTAAATGAGCAGCAGATGGTAGTAGACCATCGCTCGCCTTGTTGCGTTTCGGAAACAATGCCGTTGCTTGACGCAGTACAGCAATTGCAGCAGGTGTGGCACTCTTGGCTACAACTGGCTTCATATACTCCACCATCCTCTAATTGTCCCGCCCTCGACTGGGCATATGTACTCTTCGTTTCGTCCTTGTTCATAATGCTCTCTAATATGTTTAGCCGATATGTCCCAATTTATCTCATGTGTATCTCTGCCACAGTCTGGGCAAACCTCAGCGCCTATGATATTATAGACGTGATAACAACTCATTTTGATAGGGCTTGTTTTACCAGGTCAGTAAGGAAGTCTACTTTTTCTTCTAGCGCATTAACTTTATCTTTAATACTAGAACCGCCATTGGGTCTTAATTCCGACAGATAATGTTTAGTTAAGTGTTTTACCCCCACAGCCAAAGCCCCGGCAAGTGTAGTAACGGATACGGCTAATCCAGCCCAATCAGCAGGTGACATGTTATACGGTCCTTAAGGTGATATCAATGATTCCACCAAAACCAGAAAATCGTTTATCTGGTGGAGTCAGGCGAGTAAATGATAATTGTTCGATTGTTACTTGGCGAGACTCACCATCGGTTAAGTCCTGCCAGTTGAGCACGTCACCATTAGCCTCGGCATCTTCTAATGCTCGAAGGCGAGCAAGTGCTCTGTCCTCATATCCTGTTGTGACATTGAATCTATCAGCCTCAACGTCATAGCAGAATACAGGAAACTTAAGTACCCTCTGTCTAGGTGTAGCAATAGTTGATTTTACTTGGTATCCCTTAAATGTAGGACCTTGAGTTGTATCAGTTCCATCCCGGTTAAGGGTAAACTTAAAGGCTACATATTCTTGAGCGGACTCGGGTTGAGTAGTAGAGACTTCTTGAGAAGGTACCGTAGAATCGTATGAGATATGTTGATACTCAGTTCCATCTTCGGTAACTGTAACAACGTCTAAAGAACCATAGTCAAAGATACCTCTACCTGTAATCCGGCGGAAGTTCTTAGGTTCTAATGTGTTGTAGCGGATATTGCCGGTTTTAATATATCCGGTAGTATTCAGCACTGTTGCTGATTCTAGGTAGGTATAGCCAGCATTGGTTGTAAAGGCTAAACGGTCTGTTTCTCCAATAAAAGAGACGGCAGTTGTTTTCTTACCAGAAACTCCGGTGTAATATATATCGTTAGCATAAGCAAAACGCAACGGTTCTAACTCATTTCCCAAGTCAATACGAGTAAGTCCAGGTTCTCCATCAACATTGGTTGTTGCCCAAGCAAATCTATCTCGTGTGGTAAAAGCAAATACGGGTTGACTAGTTTCTACAATCAGAGGACCATAAGAAAGAGAGCCATCATCAGGAGATACTTCAGCAACTCTTATGCCTTTGCTAGTTCCAATTAGAACATAACCTAGATAATACTTGATAGCATGGCAAAGTTCACCAACAGGCAACTCTGCTGCAGTAATAGCCGAAGTAAGGGTAGGCATGACACCGGAAGTATTAAGAGTAAATTTTTCAATAGTAGATGTTAAACCATTATAGCCAGCAAGGTAAATAGCGGGTCCAGAAGCGGTAATGCTGGTATAAACGTGAGAGGTAGATGGATGTGTATAAACAGCAGTAGGCATGGCAGTCGCAGTACCAGCAAATTCATATACTTTGTTATCAGCAGCCATAACTATACGGTTCTTAACGTATTCCATAACCGCATTAGAAATAGTTCCAATTTCGTCAAACATAGAAGTATTAGCAGTGGATGAATTACCGGTCAAGGCTTTTTTATAAACAGTTTTCTTAGTTGAGGTGTTAGTAACCCAATAAGCATTTACACCATCATCACATATTGCATATACAGGGGAATCAGTTCCTGAATTATAATCAATGAAATGAGTTACAGTTCCACTACTATCAATTTTATCTACATCGTATTCGTCATGAAGTAGTATACCTTCAGAAGAACTCCATTTGATAGCACGTGAATGTTGTTGAGTAACACCATTACTTGCTATGTCTCCAGTAATCTGGTGAGATTGAGTACAACTTCTTAGCAGGGTTACTTGTCCCTTTGTCCAAATGTCAACACCTTTAGACTCGTTAAATCTGTATAAAACAGTTTCGCCTGCAGATGGGTCATAAAAGTTAATTCCTGAACCATTATGGAATGACGACTGCGAGCGCAACCACCACCCTGTAAGACTTTGTTCTCCGGGTTCTGCACCGTTGTCAAATTGTTCTTTACGAAAAGGTGCGGTCTGCCTTATGTACGGGCGTTGGTCAGAGATAGCATAAAAAAATGGTAAACCACCAATAGCAACATCATAAGATACATCTGTGTTTTCCCAAACCGCTGAAGATGAAACAATACCAACGTCTACTGCAATCGCTCTACTAGAACGACCTTCGGTAATATCACGACCTACCATTATGCTCCCTTAATTATCTTGGTGGAGTCCAGAGTTTTCCTGGCTTTTTCTTTTCTGCTTGCTCTTTCATCTGGTCTTTAATGTGTTCCATGGACCAATAGAGAGCGTAATATCCAAAGTCAAGCGAGAATCTCTTCATATGCTTGACTAGTGCACCAGTATGTGCTTTAAGTTGTATGCCTGCCTTCTTCATTTTACGGAAGAAGATTATGTCTTCGCCTACAAACTCATCATCTTTACCAGAACCAACTTCTTCATTAAATAATCCTTGGTCAGGTAGTGCTTCACGCATCTTCTCAACTACACTTCGGTGCATCATCAAGATACCAAAGC